GTAGTAAGTATCACCTCCAAAAGTTCCTTGTGAAACACTACCATTGAGGTAGTAATTAAAAGCAGAACCTCCACCTCCATTTGCAGGAAAGTTGGCAAGTTGACCATCACCACGAACATATTGTGCCGATGTACCTGCACCCGTAACCGCAATCGTTCCATTGCTCGTTAGAGGCGAATTGCTGACCGCAAATGCACTCGGCATAGAAAGACCAACCGAAGTTAATCCGGTGTCTATATCTGACCAAGATGCTTGTATTGTACCGCCATCTTGTTGGTTAAGTGTAAGCGTTTTTGTGCTTGTACCGCTAACCGATGCAGATGTAATTGAATCATTGTAAGCAGTAGTCCAATTCGCTTGGTTTGCCGTTGTAGGTATAGAATATCCACTCGCCAATGCAAGTGCCAAAGTACCTGCCGAGGTGATAGGATTACCCGAAATGGTCAACCCAGTAGGTACAGTCATATCCACAGAGGTAACTGTTCCTACCTTTGAATCAGCACTTGAAATTGTGAAATTGGGATAAGTTCCCGTTATCGTTGTAGTTCCACCACCAGTCAAAGAAACAACTTGGTCAGGTGCAGTATTTACAACATTTATGCTACCACTCCCCGTAATAGGTCCACCGCTTACAGAGATGCCCGTTCCTGCCGTTAAATTTACCGAGGTAACTGTTCCATCAAACTCATCATTTGTAGTGATGGTAAAGTTAGGATAAGTACCCGTGATGACCGCAGTACCAGCACCAGTGAGACCAACAATTTGGTCAGGTGCGGTGTTGGTTATTGTCAAAGTTCCTGTACTCGTAATCGGTCCACCCGTTACGCTTATGCCCGTGCTACCACTTGCATTTACGGAATATACTGTTCCTGCTCCTGCATCTACCCAAACTGTGTCATAATTAGTATTGGATGCCTTGCTTAATACCTGACCCGTTGTTCCACCAACTGCCACACCAGCACCAGCAGGACCTTGCGGACCAGTTGCACCCGATGCCTCTACTTCTATAATTTGGTCGGTTACGGAAACTAAAACGGGTTGGTCAATGATGTTTACATTTACCTCATCCCCTACTGCCGTAACAACGACAGTCTGCTCAATAGCGTTAACATCAATTCCCATTTTTTATGGTTTAGTTACATCATCATATACAATAAAATCACCAGTCAAGTAAGTCTTGACAACTCCACCGCTAAATGCGACATTCATATCCCACACATAATTCCCCTTAGCAATATCAATTAACTTACTAATTGTAACCTGATTATTACCCACACCTCCAATCGTAATCCCACTTCCGTTGGTCAAAGTCAATGCAAGAGTACCTCCGCATCCCTTACGGATTTGGATAGTTATAGTTGAACCGGATAGATTTACCGGTGCTGAATTGATTGTTATAGTAAATGCCTGACCCCATGTGTCATTTCTCCACATTTGGATATCAAGCGTTCCTGGTCTAAAATCTGATGCCATTTCTTTTCTTTTAAATAGATTTATGATGGGTATGTGTAGTCTGTTGGAACTACGCACCTATTTTGTAAGTATGGTAAATCAAGAGCAATGGTTGCACTAACTCCTGCCAAGTATTCGGGTGTGTCCTCCGTAAAGAAGTCAAGCGTTACCGCATCTTGTAAAACAAAATCAAAATCGTTGTAATGAAGTTGTGCAATTATATCTTCTGCCGTGAGTAACTGGTCAGATAAAACCTCTTGCTCATTTGATTGCTCGGGAAGTACCCTATCGCAAAAAAACAAGGTGAAGTTTAATGTTGAGGTCTTGCCATTGATAGATGCACCCGTTATGTCAAAAAAGAAAGCAGGATAGGTATTGTCTGCACCTCTACTCAAAAAATCAAAAGCGTTGCCGTAATACGTTGTCTTGATTTGTTGGTGTGCATTTCCCAAGTCCTCTATTGTCTTTATGATTTGGTTTAGGGTCATCCTTTTTTATTTTTTCAAGATAGACTTTTAGTTTCTCTTGGTTCTTTTTTGAATATGTCTTATTCGCCACAACAACGATTTACGTTTCCTTGATACATTTCTTCAAAGGTTTTACCCCTGCAACAATCATAATCCCCCAACCATATTGTAGTGGTATATGCATCATTGTCCGGTACAATGGTATCAACTCCAGTACCAGGATTGATGTATTCGGGAAACTTAGCACTTGCTTGGGATTCTTGTTTGAGGTATTTAATTAACCTTTGCTTGTAAAACTCTGCCCTTGCTCCGTACCTATTCGCTACATCTGCTAAATCCGATGCACTCGGTTCGGTTTGGTTATCACCGGTTTTCCTAATTACTCCCTTGTTATAGAATTGGTATGACAATGCCATTGGCAGTTCACTCATAACATAGTAAACAAGGCAAGGTGTTATGTAGGTGTTAAGCAAGGTTTCCTCATCACAGTTCAAATCTCCGCACTCAATCCCATTTTGCAACTTTTCGTAAAGTGCTGTTCCAAGTGCAGGGAGGATGTATGCATCCTGTGCATAAAGGATATCAGGAAACACCAGTTTAGGGTCTACGTTAACATGCAAACCAGTTCTGTCCTTTATCGTATCTACTGAAATAAACAATATATTTCTGCTCATTATTTTTTCTTTTTAACTACTACATTCCTTCTCCATTCGTGTCTGCAACTTGGTGAATCACCCCACCAACCACCGCCTCTATCAAAAACCGAGTAACCAAGTCTTGCACTAAGTAACTCTATTCCGCTTCTGCTCCAAAGTCTGTCCTCTGATATTAACTTTCTGCAAAATGTCCTTGAAGGATGTGCAGGAGTATCTCTTTGATAACTTGGTACAATCGGTTTCCACTCGTAAGAATACTTAACCTCAAAGGTTGTTACATCCATATCATCAACCAACTTGCTTAATGGTTTGGTTAACTTCCTTTCTTCTATCTTAGGGTCATAACTTACCGCACCCGATTCAACTAAATAAGACAATCTACCCTGTACAACCTCTCTTGTTCTCCTTACCGCACTTGCAATGTCATCAATGCTTATCTTCCTATCCTTATCAATCAATGCAAGGATTTGCTTATCAAGTGTCTTGTCTATCAAATCACCCTCCGCAAACGCATCACGACTACTAAAAACCGCCTTTGATTGTATGATGTTATAATCTGCCTTTGGTTCTCCAACCTCTCTGAATAAGCCTATAACAGTATCCTCATCAAGTGCAGAAAAATTGAAGTCTTCTGTGATTGGGTCATCATCTATTCCGAGCATTGCATTTACCTCATTGTCAGTCATTCCAAGACCCGACTTGAGCATTGTACTTGCAATCTCTTTGGATATCTTACCTTGAGAAAACTGCCTTATAACTCGCATCAAGTGTTGGTATTGTCTACCACTAAGGTTCTTCAAATTATCATTAACCTCAACTTGTTCTTGATTGATACTTGGTTGAGTTGCAGCAGTCGGTTGATATTTAGAAACATCAATTCCTGCCTTCTCCAATAACCATTCTTTAGGAGCAATCTGTAAAAGTGCTTGTTCACTTAACTCAAATCCGATAGGTTCAACAGGTACAATCGTTATCTCAGAAGTTGCACCCTTTAAGGTAGCGAGTTGATTAAATAATGATTCAAGGAACTGCTGCTTATCGTTTACATAGGTGTTCTTAAATATCTCATAAGAATCTCTTATCTGTGTTCTGCTTCCAAGTTGACCTGGTTCGGCAATACCGAAAAGACTTGGTGATGTGATTTGATGACCTGCGAAAAGGTTATTCTGAATAATTAAGTCAACCCTCGTGAAGTCCTCTTTAGTGATATCACTTGCACCGAGGTCCTCAATAATTGGTTTCCTTGCAGGGTCAGTAGTAAAAGATAAGATAAATTTCTTACCATCACTACCGCTAAACCTATCCGTAAATCTTCTTTCAATGTTACGCTTCTCATCGGGAGAAGGTTCACCATTAGGAAGGGTAATAAGTTTAGATGCAGAGAATCCCGTTTGGGCATTGCCAAGAACGTGTCTGCTGACTTCTATATCAGATTCAATATAGTTCAATGCACCCATATAACCAGGTAGAGCATAGGTATCTAAACCTGGTCTATATTCTTTAATGTAAAGTATCTGCTTCCCTTGTCTGACCTTCGTGTTGAATGCCATCATAGGGATTAACTCATCCTTTCTTTCGTTCCAATCTTTTTTGTACCAAAACTGTGTATTGTCCGTGTTGGACCTTATTTTGGTATAGTCAATGTGTAAGACATCGGTTAACTGCCCACCCGTTACGGACCAAATGACCTCAAGGTAAGCACCTCCAAAGATTTCAATGTCAATAGATACCTTCCTTGTTAAATCGTTCAACGATTCAAACTGGTTAGGTTGAGCAATGAATTGGTCCGCAATAGGGTCTACCTCATCACTCTTCCATCCGTTTCCGATAATGTAGTTAACCTTACCTTTTACGATTGCGTTATGCTTTGCACTTTTGTTGTACAATGCCAAAAGGTAATTAGGATAATCGTTCTTTTCACCGAACTCAATGTATCCCTTGCCCCTCTTCTCCCGATATTCGGGTTGCCTTGCCTCTTGGAAATTAAGTATTACTAAATCATTCATCTTGTTATATATGTATTGTCAACCTCGTGCTGCGTATATTCAAATGTGGTTGATGGTGACAGTTTCATAATGCCTTCTTCAAGCAATCCAGTCGCTTTGGTATAGTCTACATTGTAGGCACTTGTTTGCTCATAGACATAATACAACCACTCTCCGATATTACCCAATCCAAAGTATTTAGGTACTTTAATGCTAAATTTATTGTACCTGTCCTTGAAAGGTGATACATCAAGAGAAAACAAAAGCACAAAAGCAACCTCATCCCGTGTGGTCCTATTAACAAAACGGAACAAGTAATTCGGAGTAGTAAGCGTTTGCTTCTCCGTTAATGTTAGGTAAATGAACTCAGTTGAACCTTGTGTCAGTTGTATCATTGTATCTAAATAGGCAATGCCTTGACTTTTACCCAAAAAGAAAGGCATCCGATATGGATGCCCTACTCAATTCTAAACCTTCCTATTTACGCAGTAAGACCTGCAATTATTGAACTTGAAACTTCAGGAGCAAGTGCAGGTTCATTGCCTGTAAAGGTCAATGTGTAACCATTCCTATCTCCGAAAGCAGTACCAGTCGCACCATTACCACCAGTCAAATCAGCACCATTTACCTTTCCAAGCAACCAATATTTGTCATTACCATCCTGAACTACTGCAAGGAGATTATTCTTAGCAAGAAGGAGAATCTCGTTTCTTGTAGATGCTTGAAGTTTATTGAGGATTATTGACAATTCTTGAGCATAGAATACAGTGCCATTCTCAACGGAGGCAGTGATATTCTCGGTAAGTGAAGAGGTTTGCTTTACAAGTTGATACTTGTAAAACACCTTTCCTGCTGACTTTGTAATAGTAGTAACAACGCCTGATGCCTCTGTTATTGCAGTAACATCAGCGAATGGAATGAACCAAACCGCTTTGATGCCACCTATGGATTCTTTGCAATCCAATACATATCCTTGAGTTAATGCACACGCCATTTTACTATAATTTTATAATGTAGGCAAGGGATGGAAACCACCCCTCACCTACAATGTTATTTAAACGAAGAATTTAACAATCTCATCTGGGAATGCATAGTTAACTCCCATCTTGAATTCTGCTACATAGCGAACTTGGTCTGCTTCCTTTGCGTAGAAGATTTCAAATCTTTCTTCTTCATTCAAAAGGTCAGTACCCAAGAAAAGGTTAGATACCCTCATTGCTACAATCTTACCGCTTCCGTTCAGACCTTGTACTGCCATAACTTTTACGTTAGTACCTGGGAGGAAGAACTGACCATTGGCAGCCTCATCATACTTGTAATGGAACAAGTTAGAAGACTTCAATTTTACAGTGTAAGTACGGAAAACATCCATACCACAGAAGATAGTGATATCATCCTTGTCAACTACTTGGGCAGGGATTGCTTTGTAGATGTCATCAAAGATGCTGATTACGTTTGCATCAGTGATTGCAGTTTCTACAACTCCGTGAAGAGCAACGCTATTAGCATTTACAACTGCTGCACCATCGGCAGTAATCAAGGTAGTGATACCGCTAAACTTATTCAAGTTTACATCAACGCTACCAGTTGCACCAACCCACAAAGTTTTCTCAAGTTGTTGAGCAATTTTTTCTGCTTTACGCTTAGAATACTCTTCAGAGTAAATCATTGAATCGTAAGAAGAACCAGCAGGGAGTGCTTTCTGCAAGTACTTTGATTCAAGGTCTTTCAAGCAAAGTGCTTCGTTAACCTTAATTTTTCCAACTGTTACAGTCCTTTGTGTGAAAGAAGTCAGACCTGATGCGTTGAATCCGCAAGATGAACCATCTTGGAAGATTGCATCTGTATCCATAATGTTGATGGTTTCGGCAGACTTAACACCTACCATCACGTTTCCAGCATCCTTAATCAAAGATGCAGTTTTGCTGCCAAGTACAGAAGATGCAACAAGTAGTGCTTCGTTCTCTTTTGTATAGGCTGCCAATGTTCCTACTGAAAAACTCATTTTATTTAATTTTTATTGTTTGAGAAATTTTTACTTAATTGATTTTGCGAAATCAAGGAATCTGCTAATCTTATCTTCCTTTTTTTCAACGTGCTGATTAAACTTTTCCTTTGGTGCTTCAGTTGCATTTGCAGATGGTGTGTTCAAAAGTTGAACCAAAACATCAGAAATGTCACTCATACCCTTGCTAAACTTTGCTTCTTGAGAGGCAAGTTTGGCATCGTATGCCATCTTAATCTCATCAAGTTGCTTCTGCATTTCTTCAATCTTCTTCTTCATCATGTCCTTGTCCTCATAATGCTTGTTTGTGTCAATCTCAACCTCAGGAACTTCAGGAAGTTCTACATTAGGTACTTTGATTTCTACAATGGCAGATGCTTCATCAAGAAGAATAACAGAACCATCAATGAGTTCGTGTTCACCAGCAGGAGCAGGAACTTCGTTGCCACCCTCGTCTACCAGTGTAACCTTACCACCGACTTCTAACTTGTCAATCATTACTTTAGCACCACTCTTCAGCGTATATTCCGCAAAAGACTGGAGAGGTTCAGCAGAAGGCATAGGCATTTCACCCGCCTCAGCAAACATTTGTTTAATCTTGTTAATTGCTTCCAAAGTTGTCATAATAACTTTTGGTAATAAATAGGAGGCATTTCCCAATGTACCATATAAGAAAAAAGGCAAGGTATAGAAATACCCTGCCTACCAAACGCTATGAAAAAATGCTACTTAACTTTAGATAGCACTTCTAAGACATTTTCCCAAAGTTGCTCTATCTTTTTGTCGCCAGTCTTTCGGTAATTAAACTGCCCTTCAACCGAGAATCCCCGTACATTCCCTGCCTTAATCTCTGCCCATACTTCGGGATTGTCTACTTTAAACGAACCAAACCAAGACCCATCGGGTACATCCTCAAATCCTTTCATCGGTTGGATTCCCCTAACCTTGTCGCTAATAAATGATTCAAACATTGTAACACCTTCAACGGATTGCCCCGAATCGTGCATAAGGTTTACGTTTGCTTGATATCCTTTTTTAAAGTACCTCTGTGCAATCTTTTTTATCGTTTCTTTGGTAAATACCACATAATATTCCCCGTTGTGGTCATTGCGATAGATAGGAGTATCTGCCAACATTAATGGACCGCTGATGATTTGTTGGTCCTCATCTTGAATAACAAAGGTCTGTTTGTCAAGTTTTTTGAGTTTATTACTTGCCCATTCAATCATTGAAGTACCTCCCCAAGCATCCCACATTAAACCTCCGCAGCCTTCCGAATATGGTACATCTTTATTCTGTTGATGCCTTTTAAATCCGCTAATCCTTGCGATTGTTTCACGTGAAATCGGTTCTCCCTTTGCGATTTGGTTTGCCCTTATCTTTCCAACCTCCGTGCCACATTCTCCCCATCCATTTTTCTCTGCCCAATCCAATGCCCGTTGTGCGTTGTTCTTTGCAGATTCGGGATAGTCGGTATAGGATTCCGCAAACTCATCTTCATTAAAGGCAAGGAATGACCTTTCAATAGCAGGTCGGTCTACCAAACTAATCACATCCACCTCAACATCATCTTCAAGGTCATTGGTTATTTCTAAGTTAAAAATCGGTATATTCTTTTCCATTTTTGTATTTTTTATAAACTATTGTTATCCAAGTCTTGCTGCTCGGTTTATTCTTATAATCTTTTCTTGTTGGTTAGTTATGTCAGATTCAACAACGTATGCCCTACCTGCTGCTGACCCCATCTCGTTTATAGATGCTTGGTTTAATTGTGTAACTGTGTTTACTGTTGACAATTGAGGACTAACAGGAGCAGTTGCAAGACTTCCCCCTCTTGGAATATTTACACCACCTCCAGCACCTTTAACTTGAGATAGAACTTGCTTTGCTCTACCAGCAGCACCTAAAACCGCAGCAATTTGTGAAGCATAGAATATAGGGAATGCAAAAGCAGCAGCAGGACCAGTTCCTTTTGCAGACTTTTGTGCAATATCTAAACCATTAATAAATCCCGTTGCAGTACCAAGACCAATCTCTGCAATAGCAGCAATTTTACTGGCAGCAGTACCTTGCTCAAATAATCCTGATAAAGTACCAAAAACGCTACCTATTTGATTTAAAAATTGAAGTTGGGCAGAAAGTCTTGCATCAAGGATTGCTTGTTCATCGGCAGCAGTCTTTTTATCTAAAAGTATTTTTTTATTAGATGTTTGTTGTTGCTTTTCTTGTACTGCATTTTCTATCTCAAACTGCTTCTCTAAATACTCCTCATCAAGTTTTGCTTGTTCTTCTGCTGCCTTTGTCCTATTGTCTGCTGCCTGTAATTGTAATTGGAACGCTTTAGATTCTGCTGCTAATGCATCATCTTGTATTTTTTTTCTTTCTTCTGCATCTTTTCTCCTTTCTTCTGTTTCCTTATCTCTTAATGCTTTTTGCTGCTCACTTAATTTTTTTGCTGACTCTATTGCTGCATTATTCCTGTCCTCATCAGATTTTGCAATTTCTCTATTCGCTTTCTCCCTTGCTTGTCTTATAAATATGTTCTTCTGCTCTTCGCTTAATTGCTCATCATTTTTGAACTCATTTTGCTTCTTTAAGAATTCAATATTCGCTTTTATTTTACGCTGAGTAAACTCATCATATTTATCTCCATTAAGTTCAAGGTTTCTTTCTCCTTCCTTAATTGCTTTCTCATTATCTTTAATCAGTTTTTCAGTTGCTCTACCTGCTTCACTTGTAATTCCAATAAAGTCTGTTACTTTATTTACAAGATTTCCGATATAGTTTGCAACACTTCCAAGTCCAGGTATTAGATTTAAAACAACTTTTTTAACTGTTTCAAAGTTAGCAGCAACAAGACCAAGAGCAACTACAAAAGCACCTATACCAGTTGCAATCAATCCACTCCTCAAAGTGCTAAACGTTGTCTTTATTGATGTTCCAAAAGACTTAAAAGTGTTTGTAATTGCACCTCTAAACTCTGCAAGATTCTGAACCGCATCACCAATGGCAAGTGCTGACTGAATCTTTGCAAGTTGTTTGATTGTATCTTCCCCAGCAAGACCTGTCAATTCCAATGCACCTTGCACACCACCATAAGCAGCAGACAAAGCACTAACAGTCTTTGCAGCATCATCAATTCTTTGATTCTGTTGGTCAATCTTTTTGTTCGTAATGTCTTGCAGTTGTGCTAATCGTTTCTGCCCTTCAATCGCCTCCTTACTTTGTTCTCCGTATGCTTGTTGCAAACGCTTAACCTCTGCCTCTGTTTCTATAATCTTTTTACGCAAGTCACCTACCGACTTATTCATATCGGTAGCATCCACTTGTATCTTGACACCTACAATTTCTTCTGCCATATTAAACGTATGTTAATTCAATTACTTTAAGAAGTTCCACCTTTGTCACGTTAAAGTCCATTGGGTTATAATCCAAGACTTTATTCAATCTCCAAAGTGAACCATCAATGTAAATTAGTTTACTAAAATCAAGGTTATAAATGTCCACCTCATTCAACTTTACCGAGCAGGTAAGTAACTTGCTATCCTTGTCCGTTATCTCTGCAATGTACTCGGACCAATACCCATTAAATAAGTTTGCTGCCGTGTATGATGCAGTTGTAAAAAACAACTCTTTTGGTGCTCCCCAATTAATATCATCAGTTGGATTTATTGGGTCATTAACGTGTCCAGCATACCCATAAGCGGTGTATGATGCCAAAGTAGTTGCTCCGTTCTTGATTGCCCAAGTTGTTCTACCAGTTATCTTCTTTGCTTGGAGAATCCGTATAACCGAATCCATCTTATCCTCCGAGGCATTGGCATTGGACTTTTTATATATTGAGGAATAAATCTTATCCGTTCCCGTAAATTGAGTTAAGACTGTACCTGCAAAGATTATTTCCGTTGCATCTACTTCCTTAACAAAGTCATTCTCACTATCATAAATAAAGTCACCATATCCTTCATTATACTTTTTTAGATAGTTCTCTGCATAAAAGTCATTGTCTTGCTTGTACTTGTAATCGTAATAACGTGCAGTAAACTCTGACATAGGTTTTAACTTTATAACACTACCTCGGTCCACCTTGCCAGTCCAATCAATCTGACTACCATCGTAGAAATCAATAAATGGTTTTATAATTAGTTTCTTCTCTACCAACTTGTCCTCGTAGACATAAAGGTTAAACATCTTGACAATAGAGGCAAAGAAATCCTTCTGAAAGATTCCCTTTGGTATTGTATCATTGATTACAATAGTATCTCCGTAACTGATGTCAACTTGAGAGATTACATCTGTACCTACTAAAATAGTATCTCCAGTTATGTCATAACCGAATCCACTACCTGCATCTGATATAACAAAAATATCAAAGACATCTGTATTGGTTACAGAAATATTGTTTACGGACAAATCGGCAGTAAATATGTAATCAAACGTGTTTGGAACATAACCTTGAGATGCAATGTTTACCCCGTTTTTTCTCAATGCAATATCAAAGAAAGTGGTATTCGGGTCAATGATTGCACCGCTAACAACTACTTGAAAGTTAATTGTGGTATTGGTTGCACTATTATAAGTGAAAGTATTATTTGCAAAGTTTACAATAAATGGACCAAGTTGAGATGCAGTGAAAGCAACCTTTGATGCTATTGGATAGTTTGCATTGTTTGGAGTTGCTATGAATTGAGTAGTAGCGTTTTTAGTTAAAGTCTTCTGATTGTTAGGTATTACTAACCTATTCATCAATGCCGTACTAAGCAAAGGGAAATCATAGGTGTAACCTGACCCATCAAGTATCTTGGTAAGGTATTGCTTGACAAACAATGCAGGTCTAAAGGCATCAAATGAAAAGTCTACTTTATTTGTTGATACGTTGCCATTATCAATGAGAGGATAGTAAACACCTGTTCCGCTAATGTTATCCCAACTATTCGCAATGTTGGTTACATTCCAAGTTTGGTCCGCTATGCCAAAGTCTATGTCCTCAAGTTTATTGTTTCCAAGTGCGTTGATAAAACCACCTAACTCACCGAACACACAAACCTCATATTCTATGCTCCTATCATCAATGATGATTTCAAGCATCCTAAGAACACCCTTAAATATCTGAATCTTATCTACCAAGATAATGCAAGGAACTGACTTGGTTGCATTGAAGTTGTAACCCACATTTGGTTCTGCTGAATTGTATAGATTGGAATTTCCGAACTCAAATATATTACCGAATAACTTATTATTTGTTTCATTGCCAGGGAGGATTATGGTTTTGCTAAATGATGTGTTCCTTGTCGCAAAGTCTTGTATCTCATCAATGGCATAGGTAAACTCCGCTGATATGTTCTTCGTTAAATCAAGTTCATTCCCATCAATGTATATCTCTGTCCTCATCGGAATTGACTATATTTTTTGTTCGCTATCTGCACATCAAGTTCAAGGTTGAACATCTTATCTGCTATCCTTTTTTTCTCTTCCCAATTACTTGTCATAGTCACTACGGGATAATAATAACCACCTTGCTCAAAGTAAACTTCGGGTGATTGGATTAACTCTGCCAACCAGTTGTAATCGGTTACATTTAAGTAATTACTTCGCAGTTTATACATTGTGCTATGCTCAACAACGTATTTAGTTGCACCTGGGTTGATTCGCTTATAATCATCATAGGTCCGCATTGCGGTTGCAGATGAATTGTACCTCCATTTATTCCCCTCGTATTGCTTTGATTCTACGTTCCTTGATTCCTTATTGACCAACCTAAAATGCATCGTATCGTAACCTCCAAGTTGATTTAGGAAGTGCAATGCTATTGGTGAGTAGTTAGGATTGCAAACAAGTTTAACCCTTACCTCATCCCCAAATCCTACCCCATTGTGCAACTTGATTCCATAGGAGTATGCGGTTGATGGAATGACTGTTGAACCATACCAAGAATTTATACCACTTGGTGAGATATCAAGCAAACTAAAAGATTCCTGTGGGTCTGTTGCCGTTGTTACTGCACTACCGCTTGTAGTCCCGTTCTCGTTATACAACTGAACCGATGGGTAAATATTTGTAGTTACCCCACTTGCAGACATCCAACCGATATGCAACTTATCAGTAAACGCACATTCCACATTGCTGATATCTCTATTGGTCAACCATTTGTTAACGTATGACCTAAAGTAAGTTGGAGATTGAGCAGGATTATAAAAGTCGGGATAGTAAAAGTTGAATGCTACATAAGTCTGTTCAAGCAGATTGGTGTAGGTAGTTCCTCCGTACTCTTCCCCGTATTTAATGGTGTACTGCTTATAAATATCGTAAGTTGAATTGCTAAATAGAGTAGTCGCAGTATTAGGTTCAAAGTATGAAGATGCATAATTCCTCATTATGTTCCCTGCGTTGAATATCCCCTTCGTGCTTGTAACATCAGGAAACTGCTTTATTCTTGCTATCAAGGTTGCATCTACATAGACATCAAAGACATACTTAAAATTGGTTGATGCCTTATTTGTGCTATCCACGACAAACCAAAGGTCATCGTGAAGGGATGCGTATTGTTCAGGTATTGAATTTACTGTTATTGCCATAATTACTTATTCTCTTCATTAATTAGCGTAACCGCTTGTTTTATGTACAACCTAACATCTCCGCCTAATGCTTCTGCCATTTTGTTATAAAATTGCTCATTAAAGACTTGGTCAATCGCATTGTCAAAGAATCCCGTTCTTGGTAATCCCCTTTGCTTTATCTTCCTTG